TATGACCTTCTGGATATAAATCTTCTCTGCCTAATTTACAATCAGGCTTTTTAGTCTCTGGGTTTTTAAGACAATTCTCAATTATCTTAGCATCAGATACTACATACCACTTAGGTTCTTTTAAATGAATTGCTCTTGGTAATACCGGTTGAACAATATCTATTTTAATTGGTTTTGTTATAATCTCAACTTCTCTTGGCGCCTGCTGTAACAGACTACAACCACTAATCGTTAAGAGAGCTAATACGCTGACTATCTGCTTCAATCGCATCAAAGACCTCCTTAGTTTTATTATTGGATCTAATTTGTATCATACCTGGTTTGGCAGATGCTAACTTAGCAAGATTATGGCGTCTGAATATATCTAAATATTCTGCCATTTCTGATTCGTACTGTTGGTTTTTAACTTGTAAACCACTCAAGGCTTGAGTAGTTTGAGTTAGGTTATTTTGAATGGCCTCGATTGCGGCCTTTTGTTCTTGGTCCCTGAGGTCTTGTGCTAGAATAACTTTGGTCTGTTCTTCTAGTTTAACCTGCATAGGGACAACAGAGAATTGATAGTATAACATACATGATAAACCCATAGCAACAATAATTCCAATCAACATTTTTGACATAATTTACCCTATATGACTAACCAAACTTAGCCGCAAATTTCTTCAATGGAAGAGTTTCAAATGAGCCGAACTCATCAGTTACTCTATAGGCCAACTTACCACCCATAACCACTGGTTTTGCACTATACAGCTTACCATCTTTAGCTCTTAAACCTGCAACCTCAGATCCGTATAAAGAAAGCCCTTTAATTTTTGGTGCTTTAGCTTCTTCAACAGTTTCATTGCGCTTAGACTTCTGATATGCGTTATACTCTTTTCGTCTTTTAGCATCGGCAGCTTTCTCAGCAGGAGTCATCTTAGATACGGGTTTCTTAGCTTCCTTAGTATCTTTCTTGTCCTGATATTTCTTAATAGAATCTCTTGCAACTTTAATCATTCGTTTATCATGCTTGGCCAAGGTTGCTTTCTGCTTCTTTTCTTTATCAGCAGCATAGCCTTCTTCAATGGTTTCTTCTTTCATAGAGACTGAAGCCGCATTCTGCTTAGAGGCATTAATTTCTTTAGCCTTTCTTCTAGCTAGCATCTTTTCGACAAACTTCTTACCTTCTTTAGTACGTCCGTCATAGACTGCTGCTTTCTTTTTCTTCTTCTTATCATGTTGGACATCAGCCGGCATATCTACACCATCAGCACTTACTGAATTAGCAGCTGCATCTTCCCACATGTCTTTAAATTTTTTCATTTTTTTATATCTCCACTACTTATGTATAACTTCTGTTTAGTCAGTGTATGAGTTACTTCATAGATACCTGTATTAAATATATAATCAACAGGTTCGCTATGTAAATTTACAACCACTTCTTGGCCAGGGAAAGCAATAATCTCTCCAGTTTTATTACTAGCCATTTCAGTAGTTAATTTATATCTACCTGGATTAATCACATTATCTTTAATAAAGAACACACTCTCATTAAGTGATTCGTCCAAGTCATCTAAAACTTCTTCTAATACCTTTCTAATTTCTTCTTCTGTTAGATCCGTATTTTCTTTAATTAAGAACAAAGCTGCAGCATATGATGCTAACTTTGTTTTACCAAATGGTATTTTCTGTAAAATTCTTTTTAGATTAAATACCAATCTATGAAATACTGTATAAACTTCTTTCTCTTGTGAGGTGGTTAACTCTCTGGCCTTCTTTAAATTATTACCATTCTCATCAATAATACCTTGTTCAAATGCGCCCATTTTGTTCCATGGCGTCACCAATAGCTTTAGAAACCTAAAGGCGTAAAATAAATCTGCTGTACGTGATACTACACCCATTAAATTTTCCTTAATACTTCCACTATATATGGATCTAGTGGAACCCCTATTTGTTCATCTTCTGGTAGATAATTTAAAAATACCAGAAATGGTTTAATATATGTCCAATGTTCTGGTTCTATTTTATACCAGATCATTTTATTAGCCGCTTCGATACCAAACACATTATATAATACTATTAAATGGTTTAGAATGAGCCTCTCTTGTAACTCATCATTTACTTCATAGCGTCTAAGGAGTCTTTTAAGATACTTAAATCTAGCCAAGTCCTCCTTAAATTCTTCTATGTCTATGCACTCAGGGTTGTTATAATTTTGTGCCGCATATAGCTCAAAATTCTTCCTATTTAAGGTATCAAATATTTTCATCATATAGTTATTTATAATCGCTATTTTAGTTTAGTAGGACCATTAACTTTAGCTTTATACTTCTTAACTATACTTTGTACTTTTCCATCTTTTAAGAATTTATTTAAAGATGCAACGTCACCATAAAACTCTAAGGATGCAGGAGCAGAATCACCACCATCAAAACTTGCTACATGCATATTTTTGATTTTACTTATAAGTTTATCCATCATATCCATTTCTTTTTGGTTAAATCCAAAGTCATCATTGAATTTATTAGATGAATTACCTTTGACTACATGAATATTCATATATGCTTCATGCCCTTTACGGTCTCGGTCTTTATAGTTCTTAAGGTCTTTTACACCTTCAGCTATTTCTTTTCTAATTTGTTTAAAATTTTTCATTAGTCTGACTCGTTCTCCGCTTCGTAGTTTGCATCTACGTAATCAAAAAATTCTTTCTTCTTATCACCCTTTAATTCTGCAGGTGAATCAACTCCGAACTTTTTAAGAGCCTTATCAAAGAATGCTTTATATTTAGCTTTCTTATCTTCTGCTTCATTCATTTTAATAGCTTCTTCAACCACTTCTTCACTTACCTCTTCATTGGCAAGTTGTAATGCCGCTTTTACTTCAGGATCATTTGAAAGACCTTTCTTCATCTTTTCAATTTTCTTAGTAGCACCAGTCATATTACCACCCATTTTAAGAGCAAGAGCAACGGCTTTCTTAACAAGGTTTTTATCGGCGCCGAACTTATCTTTCATCGGAGTCATTGACCTTTCTTCAACTTCTTCCTTGTCGTCTTCATCTTCATCATAGTCTTCAACTTTATACTTCTTACCTGCTACAACAAATTCATCATCGCCGTTCTTACGAGCTGCATTCAAAGCCATGGTAAACTTGTTACCCTCTTTCTTGATATCCTTCTCGTCTTCTTTGTCGTCAGACTTGTTGGGATTATCTTTATCGAAACCAAGTACTTCGTCAACTTTCTTTTCTTTAACTACAGTACCATCTTCGTTTTCGCCAGACTTCTTAATCTTATGTTTGGCCTTAAATTCTTTTTCTTTACCAGCGACAGGTTCTGCAACCTCATCAACTTCTGGTTTTTCGTGGGTATAACCTTTCTTAGCCAATGCTTTGTGCTCTGACTCGTCTTTAGCTACTTCCTTCTCTCCAGTTTCTGGATGAAACATATCATGTGGATATTTAGCTTCTTCCTTTCTTGTTTTTCCTTCTAGTACATCACTGACTGCTGCAGCAATGCTTAGAGTTTCTTTATCATTGATTTTCATTTTGATTCTCCTATTGTATGAAAAGCATTCCTGTAATAGCTGTGGCGGCGGCCGCAATGACTATCCAGAACAATTTGTTAATAATTGACACTGTTGCACCATTAGCACGTACAGTATCTTCTAACCTATCTACTCTATTTATAAGGGTTAATATCTGTGCACCCTGTTGTTTACCAAATTCTGTTAAGGTAATTATCTTTTCTTCGGCTCGAGCCAAGGCAATAATTGCTTCAGACATTTGATCAATTTTCTGTTCAATTCTATCCAGGCGCGCTGATTGATCAGCCCTCTGTTCTTGCGCTGTTACCATGTTTATAAACCCTGCATTTTAATGGGGTTACCCCCTTTATTAATCTATGGAATTCCTCTTTCTTAATGTCGAATACCATACCTTTTTTTAACAACCATGGGAGACAATTCTCTAATTGAAATTGCCATCCTTCACCTGCTAGTATTTCTATCTCCCGATCTTCCATATCACGGTGCCATACGAACTCCGCGTCTTCTGTACTTGGGTCAAAATGCCTTATATCAGCATCTTCCCAATACGGTTTACCAAAAGTAAGATCCACCACCTTTTAATCCTAGTTGTTTTGCGTACTTAGGAAGACGACATGCCCAATAACCTGCCTTTGTCTTATCGTTCTTAGTATCACACTGATGTCTTGCAGCAAAGTTCCTTGCAGCATCTCTATCGTTAATTTTAGCACTCAACCCAGTAGTATCACCAAATTGAATTTTTATTACATTACCTTTATCATTCTTTACATATACATAGTACTTAGCTTTACCGCCTCTCTTAGGAGAGTTTAATTCAACATCTTTGTCTTTAGTAGCTTCAATCATTGGTTGTTCTAAAGGTACATGCTGTCCTTCATATAATCCAAATCGTTCTTCTATATGTTCTAAAAAACTGTGCACTACAATCCCTTTATAGTTCTTACTACCTTACTCATTACCATTTTAAGAGCAGTAAAATATGCCCAACCATATCCGTAAAAGATATGGAAAGTATGATTCTTTTCTATAGCAGATTTAGGGCCGAACTTCTTAGTCCAGTTATCTACCCATTCACCTTTATATCTTAATACTGCATGTGACATCTTCCACTTACTTGGCCCAACACAACAGATACCTGCTTGATGGGTGAGTAGTAACCACCACATTTTTAAATGACTTTCTCCAGAAAGTCTCCAAAGAATAGATAGCGCGTAGTCTTCACAATCACCTACTAGTTTACCTTCCGCATTTTCAGAATAGATTATCTTCCAAGCATCAGCCATGCCGTATTGCTCTTTATCTTTTCTGTATTTCCATTTAGCATTAAACGATTTTACTATCTTATCTCGTTCTTTATTTTCCATTTTTCTGTCCCTTTATCCATTTAACTGCAATGGAGTTTTCTGGGGCCTTAGCGGCCCATCTTTTAATATCTTTATATGCTTCTAGAGTTGATGTTTCTATATCAGACCCTTCTGAATTATCCAAAACAATCATTCTATTTCTAAACAAGCCTTGAAATTTACCAATATTCTTCTGAACATCTTTCCACATTTTTGATACCATATCGTCTGGTAAAGAACGTGGCCGGTTATTATTTCTACTCATAGCTGTTTCTAAATCTGTGTTAACAAAAATCATATGTACTGCATACCCAAGTTCTCTTAAGATATCAACTTGGCTTTTAATTTTAGTATAGTCTTTACCTGTACCATCAATAACAATACCAAGCCTACCTTGTAAAGCCCTAGTCATCATTCTACCCGTAAGAGCTTTGGCTTTTGCTCTTACTGCTTGACCTTGGGCCGATGCAATATCAGCAGGATCAGTAGTAAGACCAGCTTTCTTTAATCCGTTTTCAAAAGCATCATCGGAGTTAATTAACCTAAACCCTAATGCCTTTAGAGCAGTCTTTCCAACTATAAATGACTTACCAGAACCTGGGCCACCAGCAAGAAATACTGCTTTAAATATAGAAGGGTCATTAACACCTTCCATTATATCAAAATGTTCTTTAAAAGTATTCATTTCTTAAGGTCGTACTTATAAGACTTATTTTTGGCCTGTCCTTTCTTACTAATCCCATATCCTGCTATTTTGGCAAGAGTTTGCAGAATGGGCCAGTTTTTCTCATCCTTTTTACTTCTTTTAGCTTTAAGCATATCATCTTTAATCTTTGTAAAAAGAGCATTTGCCATATCCATATCATTCATCACCAATGGTGCTTCATCAATCTCTTGTTGTTCTTTAAATGTCTTCATATTAACCTCTAACCTTAGCAGCAAGGTCTTTATCTGCCTTATCCCATGTTCCTGATGATTTAGTTACAAAAGAATTAACTCTTGCAAATCCCCATTGTTGTGGAGTAGTACCAGGTCTATGGCCGGTACGCCATGCGGCTACACCTCTTTTATAAACTTGTTTTAGAATACCTAAAGGCATACCTGACTTATCTGCTTTCTTCTTTAGACCAGCATCTGCAGAACCTTCATCTATAGCAAAATCTTCAAATGTCAATAAAGATTCACCAAACATTTTGTTATATTTCTTAGTATGTTTAGATGGTTTAGTTTTGGCAGTAGCATCGCCGGGGGCAGGTTTATACGCAGCTGGATTATCATCATCCATTTTTGCGCCTTTATTAAAATGTGTTTGTCTTTTATCTGATGTGGATTTCTTTAATCCGGTATGATATGCTTTAGTTCTTTTCTTCTTTTCTTTTTCTTCTGTTTGGCCGGGTACACCTTTCTTATATGTATTTACTAACTCGTCAGTTCCTTCTTCACCAGCGCCACACTTCTCTACTAAATCAACTTGATCCAGCCAGACTCTTTTCTTCCATTGTCCGAATTCTACTACTAGATAATTAGTACCACATACTATAATAGTACCCACATCATTAGTTTCTTTTAATGCAACTGTATCGCCTTCAGAGAATAAACTACCCTCTACATATTGCTCTCTAGTCTTGGACACTTTAGGTAGTTCTACGTGCTTTCTTAAATTAAGACTTTCTTTGATACCCATTTCTTTTCTAACAGTATTAAATAAATCCTTAGAATCATAACCACGTGGAACACCTTTTGAAAAGGATACTGCATCTCCGTCCTCTGCAGCTGCTCTCATTTTAGAAGCGGACATCCCTGTCACTCCCTCTGCGTCTGGATCTCTTTCTCCGGCGGATATAATTTTCACACCATCTTTAAATTCGTAAAACCCGTGTCTTGCTTTAACACCATTATATTTATTTAATAATACATTAAATTCTTTTACTCTATCTGAACCTGCTACCATATTTACCGCAGTAAAACCTTGGTCATATAACTTAACAGCAATATCCATAACGTGTCTTACATCACTATCAGCCATAACACTACGAGCATGTTTAGGAAACATCTTACGCAGGAATTTAACTTTCTGTTTAAATGATAATGGATTTTTCTTAGGGTCTTGTGATTTAGAACCGTATATTCTATATACCCCGTTTGATACATCTTTTACCTTATCAAACAGTTTCTCATGCCCAACAGTAGGTGGATTAAATCTACCAAAAGTAAATGTGACCTCTCCTTTTTCTTCTTTTAAGTATGAACTAAAGCTTTTAAATTCCATAATATTATTGTCCAGGTGTTTTTGTCTTTTTCAATTTGGCCTTGTCAGCTTTCTTTACTTGTGGTAGTAACTTCTTAGCGATCTTCTTAATAGCAGCGGACTTCTTCTTTACTTTCTTTTCTAATTCAGTACGTGCAGCAAATGATAAGTCTGCTTTAGATTTATTCTTTAGTATTTTTTTGATGATTAAGTTACGTGCTGCAAGAGTCGCGCGTGACTTTAATTGTTCTGGAGAAGCAAGTTTCTTGGCCGCTTTTTTACGGGCAATCATAATCTTTGCTTTATTTTTTCTAAAAGAAGCTTTTCTTTTCTGCCTTTGCTGTAAAGTTAATGCTTCTTGGGCATCTGTGTACTCTTTGAACGATTTCATATATCCTCGGTTCCCATTTAGTTGGGGTTATCCCAACCTTTTATAATATCTTTGCTAAAATTATTGGCAGAAAATTCCATTCTATCAACTAATTTAACAGCGCCACCTTCCATGCGATCTATTGCAACAAAACCTTCTGGGTTGGTTACCTTAAATCCGGATTTAGTTTTAACAAACGTCCCAATATTAGAAAGTTTGTTTAGTTTATTTATAATAATTAATTTACTATCCACTACAAAATTCTGCATTTCGAAGATTTTTTGTAGATTTTTAATGTTACCTTTACTAAAAAACTTTAATAACTCGTCTCTTTTAGAAATTTGACCTTGTTTACCTTTATCAGTAGACCTTTTATCTATTTCTTTAGCATATCGATCGTTAACAAACATAACCAAACCAGTCGCATGTTTCTTGGTATCTGTAATTCTTTCTTGGTTTCTTACTTTCCTATTATTATATACATTAATAACCGTATTTAATTCTTTATTCTGTTCTATTTCTTTAAGGGTAGATGAAGCGATTTGTTTAAACAGTTTACCTGCTTCAGATAAATTCTTTGTTACTGCGGCAGTTTCTTTTGCAGTAAGAGTTGCAGTACCTGATAGGTCAGGCATTGTTGCGTCTACCATCCAAACACTCTTGGACTTTCTTAACTTGGGTACTATCTCTCTACCGAACTCAGCTTGCATAGTTTCAAATGTGGCTCCACTATAAATTGTGTGCCATACTATTCCTATTTTAGCCGATCTAATTTCTTTAGCAATATCAGAGTTAGTAGGGACAGCATAAGCAATGGTATTAGGATGAAAAACAGTATAAGATACTCCATCAATTGTTTCCTTCTTTAAGTCGGATTGGTCGAACATGAAGTCACCTTGAATGACTCCTTTGATACCTAACTTTTGTAGTTCATCAAATGCTAGTATTAATTTCTTAGTAAGGTCACCAGAAGTATCTGCTTTAATATCTTCATGTGACTTATAAATCTTTGGGTTGGCATTAAAGATACCTTTCTTAGCAACAAAGAATGAACCATCTCTTGGGTCTTCACCAGCAAATACTGCAGGAGCGCCGTCCCACTTAACGGTTATATCAACTGATTTCTTAGAGTTACCACTTAACATATCCCTTAAACTTCTTAAGGCGTTGATAGCTTGACGTGCACCCTTGACACCACCATCAAGAATCAAATCTTCAATGTGTGTCATGTGTGTGTTTTTGCCTGCTGCCTCAGATAGATATCCGGTTAAACTTTTCATGTATTACCCTTTATATAAGTTTTTAAATTCTTGTGTCATGACAGCATTAAAATTAGGAGCACTTCTAAAGTCGCCTTTATATCTAAGTATAATATTACACACTGTTACTTTACCAATCATTAAATCAAATTTAAGGTTAGCTGCAGTTGCGCCGACTTCAAAGGCCTGTTTTACGCCTGGTGTAAATATTATTTTAGGTTTCCCCTTAGAAAACAAATCATCTAATTGAGATGTTACAGTATTAATGTCTTTATATTCTCCTTTAGAAACAACTACACCTTTCTTAGGACCATAATCACCAATACCTGTAACCAACGTAAAATCAAAGTCAACTTTCTGTAACTCTTTGAGATCAGCCTTAAATATTAATTGTATTAATTGATTAGCAATGAGATCGGCGTTTTTAAGAATAGTATCACCCATGACCGCAAAGAGAGTTCTCTTTCTCTTTAACATAGTATTAATTAAGTCGTTGGGTATTCTTTGAATATATTGTTTCCAGTTTGTGCTTGTAGGTTTATCTTTCTTTAAATCCGCCATCATATCTGGTGATAACTTTTTCAATCGTGCCGCAAGTTTGATTACATGAACATAGAATTCTCCAGCATCTTTTTCAATTCCTTCTCTCACCTTTTTAAGTTCTGGAGAACCAGATAAAAGACTAGCGAATGCTTTGTTGATTAGAGTTGGATCACCAGTAGTTGGTAATGGCTTTTTCTTTAGTGAAACACCTAAGTACTTCTTACCCTTCTTTATAATAAAGTCAGAAGAATTAAAGTCTGCCATACCATACTTAGTTCTTTGGAATTGTTTTACATCATCATCCCATGCTTGGCCGGTGAGGTATACTTTATCTGCATTACCATATCCAGCCTCGTGAATTGTTACAGCAGCAGATACTGCTTGGGCCATATTTGGATAATCACCAGTTAGTGCATCAACTTGGCCTTTTTTATATCCTTTTACACCACCAAGGCTATTCTTTACATCTTCAATCAATGCATCTAGTTCATCTGAATTAGTAGGTATATCAATTTTGGATTTAAGACACAAAGCTGCAGTCATAAGTTCATTCGGATCATCACCTGCAGAACTTCTTTTACCTGTTGGTCTTACATTAACATAGATTGTTTTATCTAAATCGTTAAATACAATTGCATAGTCCTTCTCTTTACGAGAACCAGGTACAGCGCCTCTATTTAATTCAGGATGGTCATCAATGATTTTATTAGCAAGAGCAGTAAATTTCTCTCTGTCTTTATCATCAATAAGTTGGGAGATGGCAAGTCTTTTGCCAGTTTGTTTCTTAGGTCGGGTATCATATTCTATAGTAGAATCTATAGAACCAATTTGGTCGTCGATATCTGAAAGAAGTTCTAGTGCAAATTTCTTTTCATTACCAGAAAAATTTAGATTTTGTAAATCTTCGCGAATTTCTTGTCTGTAGTGTTGACTAAACCTTTTCATAGTATCCCCAATTAATTGAAATTATATATCTATTTATAAAGATCCGTAACGCACTTTACTTGAGTTTAGGTGATATACGGCCCTCATTATCAATATTGATGATATTAATTTCTTCTAATCTATCTAACATCTTTTCGGCACCTTCTTTAATGCCTATTTTATATGATGTATAACCCACACCAAGTATACATACAGCAAATATAATTATTGATTCCATTAAATTTTTACTCTTTCAAGCTCAGAAAGATAGCCTTTAGCTACCATACCTGCGTGAAATTTCATTGCTTCTCTAAGAGTAGCAAAGATATATTCTGCTACCATTTTTTCTGTTTCTTTATCAATCGCGAGTACTTTATATCCCATTTTATTTTCCTATATGTTTTACATCAGTAGATGGTATAACTTGATATGCACCTTTATTGTATGCAGGAGCAACAGTAAAGTTTTTTGAAGCCTCTGTTTTCCACGACTGGTCTTCAGCGGGTTCATACTTACTACCACCTGTATAAGATGGATATTTTAAATTAAATTCTTCCATTTTAATCTGCGCAAAGCTTTTTTCTGGCTTGAATTCAGTGAATTGTTGTTTGAGTTTACGTTTCTTTTTAAGACCGGGGACGTTCTTTCTTTTTCTGCCAGATGGATCATAACGCAGAGAACCTAGATAATTATTCATAATAACTCCATAAAATAAGTTGAGTCCGGGGCCGTTCATCTAAGTCGGTTATTTGGGGAGGTACAGGTTACCAACCTGACCCCGGACTCGTCTCCCTATATCACGGACTTCTTCATTTCCGTGTGAGTGTTCGGACACTACCCCCTACCGCTTTAATTCGTCCGGTAGGTGACGACTGCCGCTAGACTCCTGACGTCATGTGGACGTAGGACTCTGGACAGGATTCTAATTCTTCACCGCAAATACAGAATTTTTCTTCTTTATTTGTGGGAGCACCAACAAGCGCTCTGACATAATCTTCTGATAAAGTTAATTCTACAATATCTTTGATGAGTGTATCTTTATTACCAAACATTACAGCGCTCCAGTCCATCTTACGGTATAATCTTCAAAAATGTTACCTCTTGCAAAATTAGTTGCCGGTGCAGCCCATGATGCTGCCATTAAAATATCTCCTTCTTTAAAACCTTTAGTAGGTTTAATAACGATGAATGAATGACAAGAATGGCCAGAAATTACTTTAAGGTAGTTTCTACCTGCTTTATAAGTCAACCCTTCACAGAATTCATCAAACATTCTGTCTTTAATCTCCGTTGAACCGTCACGGCATCTATCTTGCCACCTGTGATAGTCAGCTTTAATCTTACTTAGGTACTTATTAACCTCTGTAATGTTCTGTTCAAAAAATGTGTTTTTCATATTAATTCTCCTTATCATTTAATATAGGTATATTATACTATGGCTCATACCCTTTGTCAACACTTTTTTTCATTTATTTTCATTTATTTTCATTATATTGAATATAACTGAGCTTTATACTGTGAAACTCTCTCCACAACCACATTCTGCTTTGACGTTGGGGTTCTTAAACTCAAACCCCTCATTCAACCCTTGTCGGGTATAGTCTAGCTCTGTGCCGTCTAATACTATAGCACTCTTAGAATCTAGTACTATGGTTACATCACCTGCTTGGACTATAGTATCATCTGCTGTTGGCTTGTCAACAAATTCCAATACATAAGAGAAACCACTACAACCGGAATTCTTCACCCCTAATCGCACACCCAAAGTGCCACTTCTCTTTGATATATGTTTTGCAACTTGGTGTATTGCTGAATCTGTTAGTTTAATCATACCATCCTTTTTTTATTAGTGAATCCACCGCGGATTTAATTGCATCTTCGGCCAATACAGAACAGTGTATTTTAACAGGGGGTAGTGCCAGTTCTTCGGCAATCTCTGTGTTCCGTATAGTATAGGCTTCATCGAGGGTTCTACCTTTGACCCACTCAGTAAGTAAAGAACTGGAAGCAATAGCGCTGCCGCAACCGTAAGTTTTAAATTTTGCGTCCCGTATAATACCTGCATCGTCTACCCTTATCTGCAATCTCATTACATCACCACAAGCGGGTGCACCAACCATACCTGTTCCAACATTATGATCAGTCTCATCCATAGTACCAACATTGCGTGGATTTTCATAATGATCTAAAACTTTAGCGGAGTATGCCATGGCCCGTGCCTCTTATGCTATACTAATCTCGTGTTTATGGACAACTGAATTAATTAATTGTCCATTCTTATTATATGTATATAAAATTTCCTGCTGCTGAGTATCATTTATACGAATTACTGCTTTTATTATAGTCTGTTGATACTCTATGTTTGGCTTGTTATACTGAACTGGTATTGTCGCACTAATCTCCATAAAGATTTAACTCCTTTTGATAAGGTGGTTGTCGTTTAAAGAACATACAGTTATCTTCATCTAGTTCCAATACAAATGTATCTCCCACTTCCAATGCCGTCCTCCCAATATCAACTTGTTCCCATTTATCTGGCGGCCCTTTATCTGATAATTTTAACCCTTCAGAATTGATTTCAAAGTTATAGTCAATGTATCTCATTTTTACTTTTCCTCTTGTAGTAAATTGGCGCACCCGAGAGGAATCGAACCTCTAACCTACGGCTTAGAAGGCCGTTGCTCTATCCTATTGAGCTACGGGCGCTTAAACTGTATTTAAATTACGTCATCTAGTGGGAATATTTGATATATAACATCACCCACTGCTTTTGCAATTTCTATGTGCTCCTTCTGAGTGCCATTCTCGGCGCGAAGTTGAATATAATGAATCCACGAACGAAGAGTACCATTAACATACATACGGGACATTGTAAGTCCTTCAGGCAATACGGCTCTTGCTTGTTCTTTTGCAATTCCGGCATCAACTGCCCATTCATATGCTTGCTTACATCTTTCGATAACAACTTCTTGATAGGACTCCCATACATAATTAATAGAATCTTCCAGAGGGATTTCTATACTATTCTGTCTATTCTTTGTATCCTGTAAGCGAGCCTCACGGGTAATAAATTCCATATCCTGTGTAGGATCTGCATACCTTTGTGAAAATTCTTGGAAAGAAAAAGACCTGTGGCGTAGAATCTGTCTACCGATATCCCTGGTGGTTTCTATTTCTAGGCAAGCACTGACCATTTCTAAAGGTGACCAGTGCTTATGTTTGATTAGATATTTTACAAGCTTCTCAGCTGTTTTTTCATTGCTTTGATTACCAGGATTAGAGACTCTGGCGCAATATGCAACCATCTGCAGTAGGTCATTAGAAAGATCACTATCTGCAGGCGGTTGACTATATGATATAAGTTTCACCTTAAACATTAATTATTTAGCCTTCTTTTTTCACCAATGTGTAAATGCCCCAGGCTAGTCCTACCCATGCGAGTAGTTTTGCAAGGCCACCAAATAAAATAACAGAACCACAAACCGCGATTAGTCCAAGTCCATCAATAGATGTTCTTTCTCCTAGTCTGTCCATTGCCCAGTCTTTTGCGTTAAGTAACATATTCATATATTTCTCCTATATGTTGAAATCTGCAAACGTGTCTTTATTTTCTCTATCTCCCCACGTTGCAATTGGTTTATCGGGGATAGAACTGCCGTCACCTATAAGGTCGGTTTGGGCAGATTCCTCTACATCATATAATTTCATGCGGGACCGATCAACACCAATCACAAATCTTTTGTAACTGGTCGGATCGTTATATCGGTTTTTCAATTGTTTAACCATTAATTGACCTAATTCTTCTAGTTCCTCTGTAGATATAAGAGCAAACATAAGATCAGCCGTTGCAGGTAATCCAAATGATTCCGATGTATCCTCTAGTCCGACATCAGTATTACTGAATCCTGACCTAGTGGTCTGTGTCGCCGAAACTATCGGTACATTAAACTCTACAGCAAGACCACGCATTTCTTCTGCGATGGCTTTGATGTAGGTGTAACTATTTATACTTCCGCCCATACCTTTCATACGGCTTGACGCACAAATATTTAAATAATCTATGTAAATCATATCCGGACTAAAGTTCTTTTTGAGTTTTAGTTCATTAAGTAATGCCCTAAAATGTCCTGTATGTGCAGAACCTGTAGGGTATTCTTTAATAATTAGTTTACCAATAGATGCTTGTGCTATCTTTTGGATTTTAGTATCGAATACGTTCTTAGGTAGATTCCCTAACTGTTGAATTGGTAGGTCCATAAGATTAGCATCAATACGTTCTGCTATTCTTTCTTCTGCCATTTCCATAGTGATATATAGAACATTCTTACCTTGTTCTAAAACTGATGCTGCACAATGACACATAAATAAGGATTTACCAACACCTGTTCCTGCCAAAGCGATATTCAATGTTTTATTAGGTAAACCACCTTTTGTAATCTTGTTGAAGTAATCCAAGTCAAATGGTATTCTTTCTTCAGTTCTATTATAGAATTCATAACGGTCTTCGGAATTATCTATATAATCATGACCAATAGCTTGATCAAATGAAACACCTAAGGCCTTAGATAGAATCTCTGGTATAGCACCTTCTGTTTTCTCTACATCTTTACCATCAATGATTTGAATAGAGTTCATAATAGCATTATAAACTGCTCGATCTCGGCACCATTTCTCTGATTCTTGTATTAAGTAATCTGTATCAATATCTGATTTTTCTCGTATCTCATTGATTAATTTAGCAGAATTATTTAGAATATCATCCGGTGCTTGAATCTTGCGAAGTTCTAAGTCAAGAATCTTACCACTTGGTAGTTTATTATGCTTAGCAACAAACTTGACAATAAGATCAAAGACTGTCTTATGTGTCCCCTCAAAATACTCTTTCTGCAGATATGGTATTACACGTCGGCAATAATCCTCATTATTAAGAAGATGATTCAGTATGTGAGTTGGTAATTGATTCGTTATGTCCATTCTTTTCCTTTACATTATCATTAATTATACTTTGAAGAACATCACCAAGATAATTTTTAAATTCACTCGAACTTTCCAGTTCATCTACATTGTATTGTCCTGCATCTTGAACATTATATGAGAATGACAAAGTAGCCATATCTAGTTCTTTTGATTCTTTAATAGACACAGTACCATATACAACTACTACACCAGAATATGGCGAATCGTTTCTAAACTTAATTCCCCAAAATTCTGCCGAATCATTCTCTACATAGGTATAATCGGATTCATCAATATAGTTTTCCATTATTCCTCTTTAATTTCTATTTCAACATCGAGCATAGGTTTATGGCCGATCTGATAGTGAGACTTAACAAACTTCTTAAAGTCTGTTTCATTTAGAATAGGATCCCAGAATTCTTTAGTTTGTGTATTCTTTTCACGCACCTTAGGTTCTACAATCTCTCCAGTAGCATGGTCAACTCTTGCATACCAACCCATCGTTGGTTTTACTACATATCCACCAGCCATAGCTACATCAAGCAATCCGCCATATTCCGAAATACCACCTTCCCAAGTCACACTGACTGGAATTTTAGATTTCTCTTTAACGAATCTTGATTTCTCTACATTAATCACGAAGTTATACCCCTTGATTTCTGTACCTTGTTTCTGTTGTTGACGACCGATAATCCAAATATTATCTGCGGAGTAATAGATACCTGTTCCACCCGATACAATCGCTTTAGGGAACAGACCAATTTCTTGGTAAGTATGATTAACAGCAAGTAAAGGGATATTCTTCATAGTGAGATAAGGAGTCACCATTCGGAATAGTCCCTTTAATGCCTTCGCCCTAGACATATCTGCCACGGACTTTTCGTTAAGAGCGTCTTCTAGCTCCTTCTTACTCGCAAGGTTACCGATAGAATCAATGACGATAATAACTTTATCACCTCTGTCAATTTCATCTAGTTGGTTAACCAGGTCGAATTTTAGTTGTTCTACATCTGTGATAGGCGTATGTAATACTCTACTAGTATCAATACCGAAAGACTCGAAATATGATTGGGGTGAACCAAACTCTGAATCATAGAATAACATGACTGCGTCTTCGTGTTCTTTCATATACGCGGATGCCATAAGTAGGGCAAATGATGTTTTAAAGTGTTTACTTGGACCAGCCAAAACTGTAAGTCCTGAAGTAAGACCACCATCCATATCACCGGATAGTGCTACATTAACCATAGGCACTATAGTAGATACCTGGTCTTTTTCTGTAAAGAAAATTGATTTTTCTAACACTTCGGTTGTCTTAATCTTTGAATTCTTCTTTAATTTATCCATTACTGACATTATCGTATTCTCCTAGACCTATCTGGTCCTAATTGCATTGAGCGTTCTTGTTTACGCCACCTAGCCTTGGCCTCTGCTTTCTTACGCTTTCTCTTAGCAGTAGGCTTTTCATAGAACTCCTTTTCTCTTACTTTCTGTAAGGTTCCAGCTCGTTCTACAGCTTTCTTAAATTTTCTGAGGGCCACATCAAATGGCATCTCCCTAGGTGGTCTTTTGTCCTTTGGATTTCTATTCTTTTTAGGACGTAAATCAATACTTGGCATATGTTCTCCGGTTTATTAAGTATATATTATAACACATTTTACTCTGATTGTAAAGTGTTTATTAGCTTTTCTTCATGTTCTTGTAAAGCTTTCTGTTTGGATAATTGCATTATCTCTCCGATAATATCAATCATCTGTTTAGATGTTAGATATTCAACTTCTGCTAGAATTTTATCATACTTACCATCTATACCGCCACTAGCTTCTCTCCACGCAAAATCCCATCCAAACTTCTCTTGGTGTGCAGTGTGTATAAGACGTTCTAGTTCAAGTTCTTTGTTTTCAATATCGTCAACTATCAGATATCTAATAACTACATCTTTGGCTCTATCCAAGTTATATTTGTCAATATATACTCTTGCACCATGTCTACCTTTTGGCGCTCTAATACCACCAGTTCGGCCGATTACATCTTTAGCTTTTCCGTTATAACCTATTGCTTTATGCACTAAATCATCACCAATAGCTTCAATATCTTTAGCAAGAGCTACTTGATAACATCCTCGGACTGCACCATCGACACCATTTTCTTTTACAAATTTGCGCCATTCTGTTGAGTTGGTACTTGGAATCCATGAGATAGGAAGCCAATCAGTTTTATTTTTAATCAATTCATTCATAATATAAGTTCCAGTTATTTATTAATAGGTATATTATACTACACTTTTCCTTATTTGTAAAGAGTTTTCTTCGACTCTTTTGCGTAAGTCTGATGTAGAAAATCTATGGTCACGTTTGTTGAAATAGAATTCAATTCCACGTTTCTGGCAAATATCTTTACCAGTAAAGTCTATGTCTCTATACTCTTCGCCCATAATCTTAACATCTATTTGATACATACTTAGAATATCCCTTAGTTCGTCTTCGGTATTGTATACAAGAATTTCGTCCACATATCTGATAGCGGCTAGTTGTGCTTGCCTCTCAACTATATTTTGGACAGGTTTATTTTTATTTGGCCGATCGACCGACGGGTCATTCTGTAATGCACAGATTAAATAATCACATGCAGTTTTTGCTTCTCTTAACATCGCCACGTGACCTGAGTGTAACAGATCAAATGTCGAACATGTTATTCCTACTTTCATACTTGCTCCAATTCGATTCCACATTCTACTAGGAATCTTTGGCCGGATCCTTTCGCGGCCACATAATCATGCTTATAATATAATTTTGTAATACCAGATTGGTATATTAACTTAGCACATTCCATACATGGCATGTGGGTACAGAACATTTCCGCACCATCACAACTTTCAGAAGATCGAGCCATTTTAGTAATAGCATTTGCTTCTGCGTGTAATACTTCTGGTTTACTTTTCATAGAAACCACCTTTGGTTTACCTGGTTCAACATAAACGTGAAGTTCATTTGCAACTTCGTACTCGCACTCATTATCCCATCCAGATGGCATACCATTATAACCTATAGATATAATCCTATTATCTTTTACAATAATAGAACCTACCTGTAACCGTTTTGCGGTTGATAATTGTGCAAATCTCTCTGCACAATCCATGAAAGCTTTCTTAAACTTTCCTTTCATATATTACTACCCTTCACTTATTACTGCTTTAATGTGTTCTACATCAACAATAACTGCTGCTTTACCTTCTACATTTACGGGTAATGATTTACTCCAATCAAGAAATACTTTATTTCCTGACATAACTGTACCGAGTGCACCACCACCTACCGCTAAAACTAGCCCTGGTTTACTGCCTTTATCGATTGATTCTGTTAATATAATACCACCTGCTGTGGTTGCTTCTTTCTGTACCTCTGCTACCAGTACATTGTTTCCCAACATTTTCATATTTTTACCTATAAGATGAACCTAAGAATTTAGGCCCTTTGGTTACGAATTCGAGGCCCGACATTGAACCAACATATTCTTTGAATTTTGTATACTTTAAATGTACACGTACCTTACCTTCTATAAGAACTGTAAGTGACTCATGTTCTTTAAACTGATCAACATCCGCGGATACTTTCTTTCCATTATCAGTGCACTCTAAAGTGCATTCTGTTTCGTAGTGGCTAGTTTGTTGTCGTCTCATTGTTCTTCCTATTATTTATAAAAGATGTGATTATTAATTATTACGGTTTCATTAAGTGAATCTGCCCAGTATGGATATACTGAATCTGCATGATAGTGAGTAGAACCTTCAGTGATATCATGCCAAGCGCCATGTAATATTTCATCTGCAATCATGAGTGCCATCATCCAAGTATCACTATCTTCTGGCTCATCTGACTTACCATCGCAGAACCAAGAGAATTGACACATATGTCTTACTGGTACCATAGTACCTTTCCAATTCTTAGCCCATTTAGCTTGATATACTACACCACATATATCGTCTGGATAAGCTGAGGAATTTACTCTGTTTAATACCACCTGGGATACAGCTATCTTTCCGGCCAGAGGTTGGTTACCTGCTTCAAAATATATATTCTTGGCCAGACAAAAACTTTCACCGTTTTCATCTGACGCAATAGAATGGATAGGGGTTGTTAATAGTAACGCGACTATCATTAAATATCTCATATCATTTCTCTCATTAAAAATTGCATTCTCATCACATCCATGGCTACATCATGTTTTGCATCATGAGGTATAAATTTATCCTCTAAACCTGGGACCATAAAACCATTCTTAATCTTAGTATTAAAAAGTGTCATGCCTTCAATAACTGACCTAGTATCGCGAAGTTTCCAGTGTGGGTACGGGTCTCTACCAATAATTGCATGTAAGAACATAGGATCAAATGTATTACCTCTAGTGTAAACTCTTTCTATATCCTCTGGGTCTGCGATTGATGTAATCCAAGAACCTAAGTTATTAATTGACATATCATCAGGTGATGGTTTAAGTTGTTTCTGTGCCTCTGGGTCTAGTTCTCCCCACCACTTTAAAGTATCTGGATCAATCTTTTTATTATGGTTACGAACTTGATCCGCGACATCAAACTTGACAGTCTTAACATTAGATAACAGTTCTTCGTATGTGTAACCGGGTGCAACAAATTGACTAGAATCAAATACTAGTGCAGCCAAAGAGACTACAGCAGAATTCTCAAACTCTGTTCCTAATGTCTCGAAATCATATATCATACTTTTCATAATCTATCCTTAATGTAATCTTTTAAACTTATCTTTGGTACCCAACCTAGAGTTTTTAGCATACTATTGTGCACTTCTCCAGCCATTCTATTGCCTGGTTTCTCTGGTTGCATATCGGGTTTAACACCTAGCATTTCTACCAAATCCAATAAAGAATACGATTCATCATTACCGATACCCCAATTATCACCAGAACCATATTTCATAATTCTGATTAATCCATCAATAGTATCATCTAAATGCGTGAAGTTTCTTCTTTGAGTTCCTGGGCTTGTAATTGGTAAAGATTTGGCACCATCGCGAACCATCTTTAAGAATTTACCAATAACTGTTGCATATTTACCATCTGTTACTTCATTGTCACCATATACATTATAGAAATATACAATGGCATATTTTATATTATTCCAAGAGGCATATGCAGTTAATAGTTCAGTATTCTGTGCTTTAGTATATGCGTAGGGAGACATGGATTTTCCATCTTCTCCAATAGCAAACTTAGTAGAAGAACCAGAGTAGATTATCTTGGCACCAGATTTCTTAACAAAGTCTAGTACTTTAGGAAATGCATGGTAGTTATAGTCCATTACATCTTCGTAATCATCAAATGATTGTTCTACTCTAGCGTATTCGCCAAAATGAAAGATATAATCAAACTTCACATCATCGTGAAAGTAGAGAGCAATATTATTAGTACTACCAGTAATATACTCAACACCCGGATGATGATTATCCGAAGAACCATTTGAATAATTATCCAAACTAGTTACTTGATGTCCTTGGTTTTCCAGTTCATGGCATAAAGCAGAACCGATCATACCGGCACCACCTGTCACTAATATTTTTAATTTATTCATGGGTCTATTATATACCATTTTATTGTATTTGTCAACCCTCATCCTTAATAAATATGCCGTCTTTCATTACACCCTTACGGTCCTTAATATCTTCATACGCAGTACTTACACATTCAGTAAGTGAAATACCATTACGTTCAGCGATGTTAATTAAGACCACAATAATGTCTCCAATATCATCTTTAATATCTCTGCCTTTACAGATATTATCAGATAATTCACCCATTTCTTGGATCAATTTGGCTAGTTGGTCTTTATCCGTAGCACCTTCGATTAAGTTTCTATCGTAGTGCCATGTTTTGATCTTATTAATATCTTCGATTATTCTTTGTGTTTCTTTACTAATTGTCATTAAATATATCCCTTGTGTATGTTTTTTCTATTACGTCTTTTAGACTATCATCAATCCTATTGGTTACAATAAGATCAGACAGTTTCTTAAATTTCTTATGATTATTTTCTACTACACAATCCATGAATTCTTTTTTGTCTAGACTTGGCTCGTATATAATAACTTTTACATTGTTATTTAGAAGCTGTTGGATAATGCCCTGAATTGCAGATGATCGGTAATTATCTGAACCTGACTTCATAACCAAACGATGTATACCTACGATTGATACGCCATCTTTCTGCAGGATTCTATTTGTAATCCAATCTTTTCTGTTATCATTTGCGTATACAACACTTTGGATAATCTTATTAGGTATTCTTTGTTTACGGAAATTAGCTAATAGCTGTCGTGTATCTTTAGGAAAACAGTAACCACCATAACCAAATGATGGATTATTATAACCTTTTCCGATTCTACTATCTGTAGTCACGCCATTAATTATTTCTTTTGGGTTCATGTCTAAGGATTCAGAATACATATCAAGTTCATTAAAGAATGCGACTCTCATGGCCAAGAACGTATTAGCAAATAACTTGATAGATTCTGCTTCTTTATGACCGGTAAATATTACTGGGCAGTCTATACTCTGCGGTATGATAGCTTCTTTTATAATATTTGCAAATTCTTTACCGACATGATTTTTAGTACCTATTACAATTCTTTCTGGTCTTAAACAATCACGTAGTGCACTACCTTCTCTTAAAAATTCGGGTGAAAATAATATATTAAGTTTACCAAATTTCACTTGCATAGAATAAATGAAACCCACGGGTATAGTTGATTTAATTACTATATTAACCTCAGGGTTATACTCTAAACAATCTCTAATGCAAGACTGAATTGAATCCGTATTAAAGTAATTCGTCTTTTCATCATAGTCTGTGGGAGTGGCAATAATAACCCAATCTGCATCAGTATATGCAAATTGTTGATCGGTAGTGGCATTAAGAGTAAGTGTTTCAGTATCTAAATAATCTTGTATATACGAATCTTTAACTGTCGATTTTTTATTATTAACTAAATCAACCCTATCTTTATCAATATCAAGTACTGTGACATCATTGTATTTAGCCAACATAGTTGCATTGGCCATGCCAACATAACCAGAACCTACTACTGTAATTTTTTTCATAACCATCCTTTAATAATATTTGCCATAATTAAGATTGCGCAAATTAGATTTACGCCTAATATAACAGTTCTTATAATAGTAATTTGATTTTCAACTGGCGCTGTGTCTTCGTCATTAAATGACCCAAGAGCATACTTCCAAATTGTCCAAAACCGTTTCATTATCGCCTCGTGTATAAATCGTAAAGTTCATCACCTTTAGCCTCATGGCCAAATGTATGTATATGTACACCATTCTGATATCTCTTAACCACACCAGTATTATATTCAACATCTGTTACACTTTTACCATCAGCTGTATCCTGTGGCCTATCGTCATAATGCATTGAATTAAAGGAATGGGAATGTATACCTGATGTTCCTTTAGCCCACTCTTCTGCTTCTCTCATAATTCTCACCTTTTCTACCTCATCTGTATATTCTGTCATAATTGATTCCTCATTACATATTCTAAGGCACGAATGGCCTCTTTATCTAGTGGACGTTTATCATACCAGTTACCGGTATCCATATCAAGTTCTCTGCACATCCACGCAATTTCTTTAGCTGTTATAGGGTATTTAGCTTTTATAGCGTTACCTGCCAGCGCAACCATAATTTGATACATCTTATAGTACCAACCTGATCCACTTATGACTTTATAATCTAGTTCTAACTGTCTTGGAAAGAACGGACAATCTTTATATGATGTCCATTTTACATCTGTATTAGTTAGTGAATTCTTTGTATGATTGATTAATGCTTCTTGCATAGTCTTAGGTAATTTATCAAAGAATGTGTTACCACCTTTCTCAATATATTCATGTGAATCCATTAATACTTCTGGGTCTATATATTCACCTTCATTGGTAAAGATAAAGTTGTTTGCATTAGCATACTTGCCAGGGATATAGTACATTCTTGATAAATCTTTAGTTTGGATGTCACCCATCTCGCCGAGTTCTGTATTAAGAGCAAACCAGAAGTGTTTTATTTCTTCTCTGTCAACTTCACGGGATAGTGGAAATACTAATCTGAATTTAGGACTTTCTTCTGTTGATGATGCGGTGGAATAGCAAACAAAGTAGTATTTACCACATTTCTTCTGCAGAAATTCTTTTAAATCTCCAGTAAAATCATCAACATCTACTGCACACCAGCTTCCCCATTTAGTAACATTATCATTCTTTCTCGTAGTACCTTCTAAGTAAGATGCTGGTGACATAAGATATGCTGATTTCTTATCTTTTCTGGGTATACCGGCGAGTTTATATAGTACTTTCTCAAATTCTTTGAATGAATCGAAGTCAATCTTGTTAACCGTTTCAGTCTTATATAGTGATTGGAATAGCGTACCTGATATCATAATAAGTATATTATAACACAATTAAGTGTCAATGTAAAGGGTTTTTTTAAAAAAATTCATCTAATGATGATGGTTTCTCACGTGTATATCCTATCAGATCCATTTCTTTCGCTAGCAAACTGCCGTCTGGAATACTACCCCATTTGTCTGCCTCGATCTGGTCAGCATTCTGAAATGCACTCTCAAAGAAATGGGCGACAATAAACGACTTGCTCATTATGTCTTCTATAGAAGGTAATGGGTAACCAAAGATTTCTGTTACACCATCTAATCTAGTAGGACTTTCAAGGCTATAACATTTACCAACTGGTAACCAAGCAGGTAATGGACTCATATAAATCGGTTCAAATACTTTTGCCGTAGTGTCATTATTAGCAATCTTCTTTACTGTCCAAAGAATGGAGTTCCATTCATCAGTACCACCTTTAGGTTTTGTTTTAAATTTCTCGTGTATACTATCGGCTAGGGCTGACATTTCTTTTTGTGTAGTAGAACCTATTTTAATTGGAAATGCAGTAAGAGCTTTACCATCCCATGACCCATCATGTACTGTCATTGGCGGTTTCTTTGGTCCCCATTTTGGAGCCATACTGCTAGTAATTTTTGCTGGCATAGTACTAAACCAACTATCATGTTCTGGAAATGGTCTTAAACAAACAGAATCCATATCAAGTACAATACCTAATACTTCACTTGCTCTCTTGACTCTTACGGTATCTGCTATGAATGCGATCGAATGTCCCCATGATAAACCGTTAAAACAAGTATCGTGCGACATAATTTCGCCAGCGTCTTTAATAGTAATACCAGTATAATTGAAATTAGACACCTTTTGATGTGTCCAAATTTCTACATCATTACCCAATCTTTCATGCGACTTAAAAACTAGATCGTGATGAGGCGAGAATTGTAACTCTGCATTTCGCCATTCATCAACTGTAGTATAACCTGATTTTGCTGGTATGTTAGACCAGTACATAATAATCTTGGCCATATTAACTCATCACTTCATCTATGTCCATGTCAGCAATTTGATCTTCATGCACAAATCTTTCAAGGCTATGTGCTTTCTTATCAAGAACTGGATACCAAATACTTTTGGTTCTATGGGTCATATTTCTTTGACCGATTAGTTCTGCAAACTCTCTATAATCCTCTTCATTTCTAAAACGGATCTTAATCATCTTATGCGCTTCAGCTTGTGGCTGGTTAAAATCGGGCATATCATCCCAATCATAAGGTGTAGTTTCTTCTTCGCTACCATCTAACACAAATAGACTTTGTGGTTCATAGTTAATAGCTTTATTTAAATCTTTATTCGACATTTAATTCCTCCTGTTCATCTAATGCTGCTGTTGATTTTAATTTTACCAATTTCATTCCATAATTATTAGTACCTTTAGGTATATTTAGGTCCGGTTTTTTGGTAGGTTTCTTGTTTTGGAACACAGTATAATCTATGTGATGATGCCAGCGGCCCCACTTCTGTGTAATCCTAACTTCGTCTGGATGTTGGGCATGTAGAGATTCTGCAAACTCTCGTCTATGGTCAAAATCTTCACCACCCACTCGGTCATGCTTAGTACCTGCTTGGTCTATACCATATACCTCTTTTGTGTTACCACCTTTCATTGTAAGTGTTGCAACTTTACCACATAGCATTGCATTAAACAAGAATGTATGGTAACCACCTTTCATTACACGTAATGATAAGTCGGTATCTTCGTTGAATTTACCACGCCAGTAAAGTTCTCCACTTTCATATACATCATTGGATAATAGAATACAAGAATATACTCTGGTATTGTGATAGTAAGGTGGTCGTTTAGTAAATGCAGGACAGAAAAATGCATAGTTCATACCAGACATTTTAACATCAGTATATCTATCAGTAAAGTCTTCACATACTCTAAAACATGCGGGTGTGGTCATTTTGGTCTTTCTATTATTATGTAACCTATAGAAGTTATGAATATTATCATCCATAATCCAGTGTCGTTTATGTCCTTCATTAATAGAATGTTCCCATACCCAGTTTCTTACTGGAATGGATCCGCCCATAAGACCAGTCACATCACATTTTCTAGCCCACCTTGGATTTTCTCTGAAACCTTCGGGTAGTACTAATAATCTGTTAGGGTTAATTACTGCAGCATAATCATCATATTCTGATTCTTCAATAACTACCCTATACATTGCACCCATATCATCCAGAGACTTGACTGTCAGTCTTGAATCTGCACGACCTTTAGATATAATGTAAATAGGATATCTTGATTGCATATTAAACCCCTGTAATAATACCTTGTTTAGGTGGTACTACAATACCTGATTGCATTGATTGAATCTGACTCACCAATTCCTCTTTAGGTTCAACTACAAATAGAACAAACTGATTTGATATTGTGATACCTTCAGCAGCTTTGGTATACGCCATAAAAGGCATAAAACCAATCTTACCTTCTCCAGCGGGAATAAGGCTATAACCATCGGTAATTGTTACACTACCTTTCTCGCTACCTGGCGCGATATGCTCTACATTGCCGATAATTTCTTCACCGGATGATAATCTTACTAATTTCATTTTTTTCTCCTGTTAATGTGTCTATTATAACATATTTAGACTTAAAAGTAAAGTGTTTAGCCAAAAAAACTTTCCAAAGATGATTGTTCTTCTGACGACCAACCGATTGATTTTAGTATTGGCTCGATTGGGGCCAAAAAAGTCTTCTCAAATTGTAATTCGTAGTCTATGTATTTAGCGAGTTTAAATTCTTCGGGTAAATACTGACTGAATCCAATTACATTTTCTTTAAGGCTGTTGGGTACTTTAAGATAGATAAACTTGATCTTCTCGCCATTCTTAATTGCCTCATACTTCTTATTTAGACTATAATTATCCAATAGATAATTGTGTAGCAGGGCAGCACGAACATGAATTGGAGTACCTTTACGATATATAGTAGCTGAATCACGATAGTCTGACACGTTGGAAACTCCACGAGGGAATGCAACTTTGTCCGCATCTAGTGATACAAAGTACCTTTTAAATTGTTTAATAGCAAGTTGTGTCTTTACTTCATCGCCAGACATAATTACTTTGAATATTTCTTTGAGAGCATCTCTACAAGGTTCTGGCGTAGATGACTTGATAGCCTCAATACCCATGATTTTAAGTTTAGGTTCTGCATAACGAACCCCTTCATTATCGAACACATTCAGAATATATCTTTTCTTGGCAGTCCAGATCCCACGATCAGCGATAACTTCTCGTTTCATGACCATTCGGTTTTCTATACCACCCATCATGTTATATAAGTTGTCATAGGCCGATGCCAGAATGGGTTCTAACTTCTCACTTGCAACTTTATCCAAAAAGTCGATAGTATTATTAGGTTGGACTTTCTTAACCAGAGTATCTAAGCTAACATACAAACTGTCTGTGTCGATTGCGATAACGTAATCGTGTTTATTAGTGGACAACACCTCATTGAGATATTTGTTGATTGCAACCTCAGCCCATCGTATCGTAAGCTGTCCTGACAGTGTAATAGCCTCAGCGATGCGCTGGTCGAAGAACCTGAAGTACTTGTTGCCCATAGCACCATAAAGAGAATTAAGGAGAATCTTAATAGCCATCTGCCGATTTTCAGCGATGTT